TTATATAGGCGGAATAAGAATAACAAAATAATATGAAAACAATAATAGATAAAAATACAGGTCAAGTTTTGTATTGCTCAATGATTGAAGTTGAATTATTAGAAAACGAAATAGCAATAGATGAATTATTAACTGAAGAAATGGAAAACCCTCACTTCGATTTTGAAAAAAGAATTTTTTATAATAAATTAAATAAGTAAAAAATGGGATTATTAGTAAGTGCTACGGCAGAAAAAAATATTTTAATTAAAGGTACAGAAATTGAATTACCAAGTGTTTATGTTCGTTTGGAATATGCAGCAAGGGCTAACGGAATAGTTTTAGAAATTGCAGCGTCAACTTACGCGAGTAAAGAGGCTTTTAAGGACGGCGCTGGCGCTATTTTTACAGACGTTCAACAAGGCAATTTTTCAGTTGAATTGCAACCTGGTGAGGAGCAAAATTTGACAAGCGCGGAGCTTTATAGCAAATCGGCTTTTGAGCAATTAGGTTATATTGTAGCAAATGAGTAAGGAGCAATTTGATATTATTTTAAGTAAGTGGATTTCGCGTAAGTTGTTAGTTTTTTTAATAGCTTGCGGAGGTTTATTTAGTGGAACATTAACCTCATCGGATTGGGTTGTTATCGCGACGGCTTATATAGGAATTGAGGGAATTACGAATATAGTTGAACGACTAAGAAAATGAGACAATACTTTTTAGACTTAAAGCCGTCGTTATTGACCGGCACTTTTTATGCAATATCATTCGCAGACGTTGACGCTACAATGAAAATTGTCGCTTTTGTTTTGGCCTCAGGTTATACCTTACGCCGTTGGTATTTAATGGAGAAAAATAAAAACAATGAGACTAAATAACGCCGGTTATTTATTAATTTGCAAATTTGAGGGACTAAGCCTGACTCCTTACCTTTGTAGCGCCAAAATTCCGACAATAGGGTACGGAAATACTTTTTATCCAAATGGTAAAAAGGTTACGATGCAAGACAAAGCAATAAGTAAAAAAGAGGCTTTTGATATGTTTAAAATAATAGCGGATGAGTTCGCTGTAAAAGTCGATAAATTAGTAATTTCAAAAATAAGTCAAAATAAATTCAATTCTTTGGTTTCTTTTGCGTATAATTGTGGCGTTAATAATTTTGCAAAAAGCACTTTATTAAAAAAGGTCAATTTTAATCCGGAGGACTTAACCATAAAAAACGAGTTTTTAAAATGGAATAAGGCCGGAGGCAAAGAATTAAAAGGATTGACAAATAGAAGAGAACAGGAAAGCCAAATTTATTATGAAAGTAACTTATAAGGGTGAAATTGTTAGAGAATATTTACTTAAATTTCCACACGCATCCACGAACGCAATCTCTCGTTTATTGGTTGCAGATTATCCAATCGACTTTCATAGTTTAGAACAATCTCGCGGACTCGTTAGAGCGCATCGCGGAGAGTTAAATATAAAATTAAAAGAGACAGTCTCTGAAAGATCAACAAAGGAAAAAAAACAATTTATGACTAAAAATTTTGAGTTACCAGATTCGGACTATGAAAAGCAAAGCGAAGTAATAGTTCCCAACAAAAACATTTTATTTTTATCGGACATTCATTTTCCCTACCAAAACAACGACGCTCTAAAATTAGCGATTGATTACGGTAAGGCTGAGAAAGTCGATTGCGTTTATTTAAACGGAGATACAATCGATATGTATATGTTGAGCCGATTTATTAAAGATCGCCGATTGAGAAATATGGCCGACGAGTTGGAAATGACTCGAAACTTTTTAAAGAATTTACAAGATCACTTTCAAGCTCCGATTTATTACAAAATTGGAAACCACGAGGATCGTTGGCAAAACTTTTTAAAGTTACAAGCTCCGGAACTTTTAGGAATACCGGATTTTGAACTTTCCACAATCTTAAGATTTGGAGAGGCTGGAGTTCAAGAAGTAAAAAGTAAACAAATTGCCAAAGCCGGTAAATTGCCACTACTTCACGGACACGAATTTTTTAGCGGTTTTGCTCCTCCGGTTAATCCAGCGCGAGGACTTTATATGAAAGCAAAGGAAAGCTCAATTATAGGACATCACCATAGAACTTCAGAACATACGGAGGTAAGTTTGAGCGGAAACGTGACAACGACCTGGAGCGTTGGTTGTCTTTGCGGATTGCAGCCGGAATATATGCCGTTTAACAGTTGGAATAACGGCTTTGCTCATATTTTAGTGGAAAAGAATGGCGATTATGAGGTTAATAACCTTAGAATAGTGGAAAATAAAATACGATAATGGAAAATAAAATCAAATATTTATTAGTATTATTGCTTTTAGTTGGCTGCGGAACTCGTAAAGTAAACAAAAGCAATACCGAAACGACGACAAAAACCGAAATAAGCGTCTCCGACACTACTAAAATCGTTACAAATACGGCTTATAATATTGAAAAAGTAGTTAACGATTTTTGTATTGAGCCGATTGATAGTACAAAAGCGCTTGTCATTATTGATAACGAGGGCAAAAAGACCTCGTATATTAATGCTAAAATACGCCACAGACGTGAAAACAGCGTAAATAAGACACTAAAAAACGAGATAGTACAAAGTAGTCACAAAGAAAATATTAAGGCAACCACGCAAGCGAAAACAAACGTCAAAGAAATACAAAAAGAAATCTCGATAATTGCTCAACTTTGGTGGCTTTGGCTTATATTATTGGCTTTAATTTTATACTACCTCAATAAGAGATTAAATTTATTCGCTTAACTGGAGACGTCACAGACCTAAGCAAATCAAAGCCACTTTTTTAAGTGGTTTTTTTATACCCGAATGCGTATAAATACGAATAAATACGTATAATTATACCCGATTGCGTATAATTCAACTATGTTAATATTATGTTAAAGTTTAATTAAAGGGCTTTTAATTAAAAATAGATTATATCTTTGCTCTATTATTAACAAACAAATATTTAAATTATGAAATCAAAAAAATTTTATTACAGCTTTTGCCTTATTGCAGCAAGTTATTTTTTAATCCAAATAATTTTAAGGTATGGACACTAAAAGACTAATCCACGAACACAGAAAAAAAATTGCAATCTTAAAAATGATTGAGAATGCAGAGCTTAAATTTCAAAACCACATTAAAATGGTTTCACTAGGTTTAAATTTAAATGAAAACTTAAACAAGGCAAAAAAAATAATTTCAATACAGGACAGACTAATCAATTATTATTATAAATTATGAATTTACTAGACAGACTTAAACCGGAATATTTAGAAAAATTAGAAATTGTAAAAAAGCAATTTCCAACCTCAGCCGAAAAAATTCAATTGAGCTTATCAGAAAATCAAAGCGTCTTCGCCTTAACAATTAGCGAGGCAAGTTCAATTTGTATATTTTTTGATATTGAAATGACTCTTAGTAATATTTTAGAATTAATAAAAGACGATGAATAAAAAAAACGCCGGACGCAAGTCCAAATTTAAAGAGGGAACTAAAACCAAAATAATAAAAAGGTTGATCCCAATAGAGTCAGAAAACGAAATAAAAATAACAATTGAAAAAATCTTAGAAAAATGGATCAGAAATTAAAACAAATTAAAAAATTCGACAAATGGATGCGTAAGACAATCCAATCAGTCCACTACTCAAATAACGAAAAAATGTCTAACGCTTATAAAAAAATAAAAATCTAATGGGAGCAAGTTCAAAATTATTTTTAGAAAATTCGGAGCAATTCGTGACAATGTACGAGCCAAGTTTCACCAAAAAGGATGCAATATTAACCGGTAAAAGAATGGTTGACAATGTAATCGAAAACGGAGACGTTGACAAACATCAATTTATGGCAAATATTTGCCGTTTAAAAGAGGTTATTAACTCGGCCGACTCAGAAATGCGTAAATATTTACCATTTGAAAAATTGAAATATTACGGCGTTGAGTTTACTCCGACAAATGGAGGCGACACAATTAACTACGCTGAGGACGAAATTTATTGCCAATTAAAAGCCGATCTCGACGCAAGGGTTGAATTATTAAAGCTCGCACAAAAACAAACTATAATCGACGCGTATGGAAATGAAGTTCCCAAAGTGGGAACAACACCGCGCAAAAATTCAATATCAATAAAATTTTAATATTATGAAACAAACAGCAGTAGAATGGTATTTTAAACAAATGCAATCAAAAGAAAAATTCACACAAGAAGAGTTTGATAGCATATATGAACAAGCCAAAGAAATTGAAAAGCAACAGCTTATTAATGGTTATCAAAATGGAAGTATTGATACATTAAAAGATGAATTAAAATTCGGAAAACAATATTACAACGAACAATTTAAAAATAAATAAGATTATGAAAGTAGGTCAAAAAGTAAAATTAAAAGAAACGAGTATTTTCGCAATGGAAATCGATAAATACAATCCAACTGACAAAGTCGGAGTTATAGTTGAAATAGGCAATGAGTTTGAAAATCCAAAACGAACTCCGGGACTTCCGGTATTGGTTGACTGGGGGAAATTTACAAATAGTTATCGTTATTTAGATTTGGAGGCAGTATATGAGTAAGCAAAGCGAGTTAACCAGGATCAAAAGAGTCATAAATTTTTATTATAAACGAGGCGTAAATTCCGAGAGAGTGAATAATTTATACCGAAAAATTTTGATAATTAAAAAAAATTATATAATTTAGCAATATCATAATACCGATGCAAGGTTTTGGCATCTTAATTCAAGACCATAAATAAATAAAATTATGAGTACAACTTCAAACCGCAGACAAGCGTTTGCACAACCACAAACAAATCCCTCAACTAAATTTATTGAGTGGAAATCCAACGACAAAGGTTTCAGCTAT